TACAGATAAAGTTTATAACAAAGCTATAGATGATATGATAAAAGATAAAGATAGATAAAATGGGAAAATTAAAATTTGGTGACGGAAGTACTAACTTCAAACGTAATAAGTTTTCAGAACACAGTGTTGATGCTAAAGGACCTATGTTATATACTAGTCCAGCTAAACAAGGTTTTATGGATATACTAGGTGGTGACGGCTTAGGAGGCGAAAGCAAGACTAAAGATATAAAAGCCCCAGATGCTGATAAAAAGGTGATTAAAATAGATGAGTCTAAAACTGAAAAAGTAGAACCTAAAAAACTAGATATAGTTACTGAAAATCCAGAAACAGGCAAAAGAGAAAAAGTTGGAGAAACAAATACTTCTTCTAGACCTGAAGGTACTGAAGCGGTAACAAAAACTCCAGAAGAGGCTGGAATGCATGAGGCTAAAGATACCAAAACAATGGGAGGTATTCAAAAAGAAGAATCAAAACCAGAAAAGAAAAGCTTATGGCAAAGATTTAAAGACCACCACGATAGTGGTGAGGCCATGAAAGTGGAGGCTCACTTTAGAGATGCAGCGGCTGTTATAGCTGGTGATGGTAGAAAGGATGGTAGTGAATTACACAAGCAATATGCTCAAAATATAAAAGATAAAGAGACCGCGCAATTAGCGACTAAAACAAAAACCGAACAAGATGCTAAAGATCTTCAAAACGCTAAACAAAAGCAAGAGATGCACGAAAGTCAACTAGCGGTAAATCAAGCAAAAATTACGGAAGTTGAATCAATGAAAAAGGCAAGAGAGCATAAAATTAAAATACAAGAAGAAGCTAATGCTGGTGAAAATGACGCTGAAGCAACAGACGCAACAGCGCCTAATATAATTGAAGGTAGTGGTACCGCTACATCAACTATAAACGACGAAAATAAAAAGAAAGAAAACCAAAGTATAGGATAATATGGGATTTAAATTAGGAAATGAAAATAGAAAGGTAGATTACCATACTAATAAGAATCGTTTTGATAAAGACGATGCTTCGATACCTGGTGTTACTGTCATTAGAAAAGATTTGGATCCTGGTATTGATGGTGAAGCTAATGACGATGGTACGATATTTATAGGTAATCATATTAAACCCGGTAGTGCTCAAGAGCGTAAAGTACTTATGCACGAAATGAAGCACATGGTAGATATGAAAACTGGTAAGTTATCATATACAGACGAGGAGATAATATATGATGGGGAAAAATATGAAAGACATCGCGGTATGATAAACTACGAGGGAGAATGGTTGCCAGAAGGTAGTAAAGAATTTCCTTGGGAAAAACACTAAATAACAAACAATGGGGTATGAAATGAAAAGGGGTACAACCCCAAGATATATGGATTTAGGTAGTGAGTGTGCTAAATGTGGCGCTATGGCCACTAACTGTCCTGAATGTAAATCACCAATGAAAGATAAAGATCCAAAAAGTGGTTTAACAGATTTAACAGGTAGACCAACAAAGTTTGATAAAGACGTGCCTTTTTCAGTACAAGGTCAAAAACCAAAAACCCCACCAATGGAAGGCGCTTTTACCAATAAAGAGATGAATGAGTTTGATGATAAAGATTTAGATAGAAAAGAAGACGCTGCAGGATTATAATTCAACAATAATTAAATATGATAAGTAAAATATTTTCAGCAGGAGCTGGAGAACTAATAAAAAATGTAGGTGGAGTTATAGATAACCTACATACATCTAAAGAAGAAAAATTAGAAGCAGAAAGAAAAATAAAAGACCTAGTTATGGGTTATGAAGCAGAGATGCAGAAACAAATAACAGAAAGATGGAAGATGGACATGAATTCAGATTCATGGTTATCTAAAAATATACGTCCATTAGTATTAGTGTTTTTAGTTATATCTACAGTATTAATGATATTTATCGACGCTGGAGCTATAAGTTTTAATGTTGAAGATAAATGGACAGATCTATTACAATTAGTATTAATAACAGTGATTGGTGCTTACTTTGGTGGGAGATCACTAGAAAAAGTAAAAAAATAAATTATGATAAATAAGTATTTCACAGTAGAAGTAAAACCGTTGATAGACGCTAGTTTATTAAACGCAGCAGCATTAGCATCTGATGATGACGTGATATTTTCATGGACACCATTTGAAGTTCCAAAAGGTTCTAGTAGATTATTAAATGTTACGGCAAAAGTAGCTAGTAATGATGGTACGGCTCAACATCATCCTTTTCAATTGTTTTTTGCAAAATCAAAATTAAACGCTACAACTGGTCACATTGAAGCTCCTACATCTATAGGTAGTTTTAACACTACAGCCACGTCACAACCTAGTATTAACGAGTTTTTAGGTGGATTAAAAATAGAAACTATTGACTACATGTGTCAATCATTAGTTGGTACATCTATTGCTAGCACTGGTAACTCAGTAGCTGCTAATGGATCTAATATAACTATGGTTCTTACTCCAGAAGGTACACCAGCTGATAAATATTGGGATGGTAGTGATTGGGTAGCTATAACACCTGGTTACGATATATTATGGGTTGCTGGTATAGCTTGTGGCGCTATGAATTTTGCTAGCACAGTAACAACTGATGGTGTAGTAGAAGCTGGAACTACAACTACGGTTCACACTGACACCAAAGATGCTAATCTAGTTTTCTCAGTAGGTGATGTTATACAAGAGGTCGATAACACTATTATAGGTACTATTACGAGTATAGGTGCTGCAACTGGAGCTGATGTTGATATTACTGTTGATAGAGGTAGCGCGGGCAAAGATAGTCCTGGTGCGCAAGGTATAGCTGATGGTGTAAAAATATATCATAGATCACCTATAAAATTAGTATTATCATTTGAAAAATAAATAAAATTAACTTAAATTAAATAAATTATGGCAACAAGTAAAGTAAAAGGAACTAGTAAAAAAATTAAAAAACTTAAAGGTGTGAAACCTGAAAAAGTTACTGATGAGCAATTAACAAGAATTCAAAAACTAGTAGACGCAATTAATAGAGCACAATTAGATATTGGTAGTTTAGAAGCTAGAAAACATCAAGCACTTCATTTTCTAGCAGGAACAAACGATGAGTTAACAATGTTACAAGACGAACTAATTAAAGATTACGGTACTAATGATGTTAACATTCAAGATGGTATTATAAATTATCCAAAAGAAAATGGCGAAGTTAATAAGAAAGATTAGTGTAGGTAAAGACTATAAAAACGACGCTATGCACTACGCTGTTGGTCAGGAAGTCTATGGAGGCCATACTATTTGTGATATTATAGAAGAAGAAGATAAGTACTCTATATATATTAAAAAGGGTAAAGACGTGCTACCATGGAAAGACTTTAACAAAAACATGGCGTTATCTGTAGAATATAATCTAGAATACTAATGAAAAGTGTTTACAACTTTGTTGTAACACCAAAAGGAAAAAGATATAACAATACTAAAAAGTTAGATAATGGGGAGTTAATACTCAACACTGATATATATCAACATAAGTATGTAAACCGAGAAGCTATTGTTATATCAACACCCGTGATTGGTGATACAGATATAAAACCTGGCGACACGGTTATAGTGCATCACAATGTATTTAGAAGATGGAACGATGTCAAGGGTGTAGAAAGAAATAGTAGAAGTTATTTTAATGAGTCTACTTATTTTATAAACCACGATCAAATCTTTTTATACAAAAGAGATAAAGAATGGATAGCTCCAAAAGGTTATTGCTTTGTTAAACCTTTAAAAGCGCGAAATCCATTTAATATAGAGGTGGAAAAACCCTTACAAGGTATTGTTAAGTATTCTGACAATACAGTTAAAGTTAACGAATTAGTTGGTTTTACGCCAAATAGTGAGTATGAATTTATAGTAGATAGTGAAAGACTATATAGAGTTTTATCAAATTTTATTACAATTAAATATGAATACCAAGGAAACGAAGAAGAGTATAATCCAAGCTGGGCAGAAAGCAGTTGAAGAACTAATTAAAGTTGCGAAAGAACCTATCGTTGATAGTGATGATGATATATCAGCTGATAGATTAAAAAACGCGGCAGCCACTAAAAAACTAGCTATATTTGACGCATTTGAAATACTTAATAGAATCAAAGAAGAAGAGAATATGCTTGAGGGAAAAACACCTGAAGAAAAGAAAGCACAAGTCTTCAAAGGATTCGCAGAGGGAAGATCTAAATAATGTACGAGCAAGACTTAGTTAAAACCGTTGAACCTATAAAAAGAACTACTATTAGTAGACTTAATAAGGGTAAAAAATGGAAATATGGATATGATAAAGATCATGATATAATTGTAATATCTCATACTGGTCAAATTGGTGAGATAATAGAAATACAAGGATTAGTTATAGCTTTACCAAAAGTACCTAAAAATGTTTATAAAAACCCTAAAAATAAGTGGGTAAAATTTGAATATCCAAAAGAACTTAGTAGAATAAAAAACATATTTGATTGGAGAGCTTATCCGGAAGATCAAAAAGAACGGTGGTTTGATTATATAGACGAAGAATTTAAACGTAGAGACGAGGGTTTTTGGTTTATAAATAATGGTGAGCCAACGTATATAACAGGTACACACTACATGTATTTACAATGGAGCAAGATTGATGTGGGTGCTCCAGATTACAGAGAGGCAAATAGATTGTTTTTTATATTTTGGGAAGCTTGTAAAGCAGACAAAAGATGTTACGGTATGTGCTACCTAAAAAACAGAAGATCAGGGTTTTCTTTTATGTCATCTGCAGAAACGGTTAATTTAGCTACTCTTGCAAGTGATAGTAGATATGGTATATTATCTAAAACAGGTGCTGATGCAAAGAAAATGTTTACAGATAAAGTTGTTCCTATATCTATTAATTACCCTTTCTTTTTTAAACCTATCCAAGATGGTATGGATCGTCCTAAATCCGAACTTGCTTATAGAGTACCTGCAAGTAAGTTTACAAGAAAAAAAATTACAGCAAACGAAAAGCTGGAAGATATTAAAGGGCTGGATACTACGATTGATTGGAAAAACACAGGAGACAATAGTTATGACGGTGAAAAACTAGCATTGTTAGTACATGATGAAAGTGGTAAGTGGGAAAGACCAGATAATATATTAAACAATTGGAGGGTTACAAAAACATGTTTAAGATTAGGTAGTAGAATAGTTGGTAAGTGTATGATGGGATCAACATCAAATGCTTTAGATAAAGGTGGAGATAATTTTAAAAAACTATATAATGCATCAGACGTCACTCAGCGAAATAAAAATGGACAAACAAAATCTGGCTTATATTCTTTGTTTATCCCAATGGAATGGAACTACGAAGGATTTATTGACGAGTACGGAGTTCCAGTTTTTAATACTCCTGATGTCGATAGACTCGCACCAGATGGTGAATTAATAGATGTAGGCGTAATAGATAATTGGCAAAACGAAGCTGATGGTTTAAAAGGAGATCACGATGCTTTAAACGAGTTTTACCGTCAGTTTCCTAGAACTACAGAACACGCGTTTAGAGATGAGACAAGAAACAGTATATTTAATTTAGTAAAAATATACGAGCAAATAGATTACAACGAAGAAATGTCTAGAACACTAGGCATTACTACAGGTAATTTTCAATGGGTTAACGGTATAAAAGATACAC